CCGGCACCCAGTCCGGCCTTTGAGCCTGCCATTGTGCCTGCCATTGAACCTGCCATTGAATGGAGACTGGGAACTATAAGAGAAGAGTTCTATGACTTATTGGCAAATGCAGTTTTGGAAGTTGATGCGAGCTGAAAGGGACGACTGATGTAGGCAAACTTCCCAACGACATAATGCTGTGAGGAAGGGTCAAACTCATGTCGTTGTAAAAATAATCAGTTAGACAATTTATTGTCGGTAAATCGTGGAATTTACTTTGCATATATAGGTGTCATAGCTCAGTCGGTAGAGCAGAGGACTGAAAATCCTTGTGCCCTGGTTCGATTCCAGGTGGCACCACTAATTTTTTAAACTGGAGCTTATGCACGTTTATAAGGACATTGAAACAAGGGATTTATTGAAATTGATCCCTATTGAAGACGTGATTGAGTATCACGGAATATACAATCTCATTTCTGAGTATGGTATTGATGTAACACTTGACCGGATAGGTGAGGAAGAGATTCTGAAGTATATTGAGGCGAGAGGGTTGCTTGATACAATTAAGAAAGTAACTAATAAATAGTAAAGTATGGAATGGAGTAAAGAGACAACTATGGGGGCCATCCGTAATATGGAGAAGGGCGAAAAGAAAGTGTTTCCTATTTCTAAAAGGTCGTATATCCTTAATCTTACATCATATAGGCTCAAAGAAAAAGAGCCTAATAAGAAATGGAAAACTGAATCTGATAGAAAAAAGGGAATTATCACTGTGATTCGTAAAAGGTAATGCTATGTACGCGGCCTATGCGAATGGTGTTGCCGAGATATTGCTTGACAGTATATTGGATATAATGTCTACCGAGACATTCAGCAAGGATAAGTCAGCATATATAGTCGGTGGTGAGAAGAAGTTGATGAGGCTTATAGAAGCCGGGGAGATTGATAGCGATAAGCCGTCTAATAGCCAAAATGGTAAATGGCGATGCAATGCCGCTCAAGTTCTGAGGCATTGCAGGTGTACGAGAAAGAAAAAGTATAAACGAAAACGTAAAAGTCAAAAGAATGAGAAAAATTAGAGTGGTTCAAATTTTGGCAGTTATCTGCGCAATGTGGGCGGCAGTTTGGTTGTCTGATGGCGATGGAGCCAGTGCAAAGGAACGTGCTGCTGGCGCAATTATTATGGCGCTTGTATTGGTGATGTTGACAATCCAGCATCTAATCGAAGAGCAGTCGAAAAAGAAAGCTGATAATTAATCGGTTCTTCGGTGTAGCTCAGTTGGTAGAGCGTATGATTTTTTGAAGGTTTTATCATAATGTCGGCGGTTCGAGTCCGTCCACCGGAGCAAGTAACTTGTGAAAGCGAATATGTATCATAACAATGGTGCATCATCAATCAATTAAAAGTCCACCGACTGTGGTCGGTGGCATTACGGACAATTAGCTCAGTCAGGTAGAGCGGTACATGAAATAGTGTTGGTAGTTTGTCATGGTATCTTTATAATGGTTTCATCATGTACAGGTCGCGGCGTTCAAGTCCCGCATTGTCCACGAGGATAGTCCTCATATTATTAACCAATAATGCCGGTGATAAGGACACCGTCGGGACAGCCCCGGTATTTATTTGATTTATAATTATTCCTAAAGTAGTTTGTTTACATCCCGGTGTAGCGTGATTGCTTATCCGGGAGCAAGTAACCCGCGAGGGGGAATGCATTTAATGAAATTTAGTAGTTTTGTCGTGTTTTATTTTGTGTTAGTATTGGGTGTATCGTCTGTGAAGATAGTACACCTTTTTTATTTCGGAGAAGTGGCGGAATTGGTAGACGCTTTATTTACAGAGATGGTTAAGGTGTAATGGTTGCACAAAGTCATGAAAAGGTGAAGGTTCGAATCCTTCTAATCAAAAATGTAAATAAGTTCAGACGTGAATCCCGGTTCGAGTCCGGGCTTCTCCACAAGCCTTTAGGATGGAAGAAGCGAAATAGAAGCAAAAAGGCTCATGTAGTTTACGGGCTGCTGGTATAGATTCTGGCTGACACGACGGAAAGACGCCGAAAGACTGCATGGGTGTTTCTATTAGAGCTGAAGTTGTTGTCATGTGAATGCCCCGGAGAATATGCTTCGGGGCTTTTAAATGATAAAAATGGCGTTAAAATGGCGAAGTTTCTGTTTGCTTATCTTGTCATTTTACGATAACTTTATAGATGTAAAGAACTAAAAGTCAAACCAATAAATTTTAAATTATGGCTGGAAAAAAAGTAGAACCTGCAACAGACTGTGCAGAAAACAAATTCAAGTCTATCAGACCTTTATTAGCATCCGAGATAGAGTGCAGAGTGGGGACAATGAAAAATGACGGTACAGGTTGCTCATTGTTGCTGTACAAAGATGCAAGGGTGGATATGCGATTACTCGATGAGATATTCGGTCCCATGAATTGGAAACGTACTCACGATGTCGTTAACGGAAATCTATTCTGCACATTATCCATTTGGGATAGTGAAAAGAAAGAATGGATTAGTAAACAGGACGTTGGTGTAGCCTCCAATACTGAGGCTCAAAAAGGGGAAGCCAGCGATGCTTTTAAACGTGCAGGTTTTAACTGGGGACTTGGAAGGGAACTTTATACAGGCCCGTTCATCTGGATTCAACTCGATAGGACGGAAGTTTATCAGAAAGGTAATTCTTTTGGGCTTTATACAAAGTTCAGTGTCAAGCAAATTGAGTATAATGACCAAAAGGAGATCATTCTATTGGTCATTACTGATAATAAGGGTAATGTGCGTTTCACTTTCGGTAATACAAAAGAGAAAGTGATTAAGCCTTCTACTCCGGTTCAAGGTTCAGGAGCTGTTTTTACGGGTGCTGATTTAGACCGTGCAGTGAAGGAAATGCGAGCCGTTCAAAGTCATAAAGAGCTTGTTGAAGTATGGAATAAGTACCCTGCTTTGAAAAATAACAATGAATTTAAAAACGCCTGCATGGATATGGGCAAAACTTATTCTCAACAATGATAGATTTAGTTAAGTCAAGTGTGGTTTTCAATGAGGAAGACCACACCTATTTTCTCGGTGATAAGGAATTGAAAGGTATTACCGGCATGATTAGCCGACAACTGTTCCCAGACAAATACAAGGAAGTTCCGGAATTTGTCTTGAAGAGAGCTGCCGAGAAAGGAAGTCGTATTCATGGACAATGCCAGTTTGTCGATTGTACCGGGTTGCCGCCTGAGAGTGTGGAAGCCGAAAACTACCTTAAAGAGAGAGTGAATGCCGGGTATAAGGTTGTTGCTAATGAATATACCGTTTCAGATAACGAGTATTTCGCATCCAACATCGATTGTGTCTGGAGTAAAGATGAAAGAGTCAGTATTGCTGATATCAAAACTACCTATAACCTGGATAAGGAATATTTGAGTTGGCAACTGTCGATCTACGCATATCTCTTTGAAAAGCAAAATCCCTTAATAAAAGTGGATAAGCTATTCGGTGTTTGGCTGCGAGGTGATAAATCCGAGTTAGTTCCGATTGCGCGTAAATCCGATGCCGAAGTTCAAAGGTTGATGGAATGTGAAATCAATGGAGAACAGTTCCTAACGACTACCCTTGTTCCTGCTGATGAAAAGCTACTCATCCCGATGCAACTGGTTAACACTATCATTGAAATGGAGGAACAAGCCAGTTTTATTTCTGAGAGGCAAAAGGAGTATAAAGAGAGGCTGAAAACTGCAATGAGAGATAATGGTGTTAAGTCTTGGGATGCCGGACGGATGAAGGTTAGCTATACACCACCCTCACAAAGCAAGAGTTTTGATACAAAGAAGTTCCAAGAAGATTACCCGGAACTATACGCTAAATATTTAAAGACAGCAAATAAAGCGGATAGCATCCGCATAACCATAAGGGAGGAAGTTAAATGAGTGTGAATAAAGTTATTCTTCTTGGGCATGTTGGCAAGGACCCAGAAGTAAGATCGTTGGAAGGTGGTATAAAGGTGGCTACCTTCTCCCTTGCCACAACAGAAAAAGGGTATAAAATGCAAAATGGCACTCAGGTACCAGATCGCACAGAATGGCACAACATTGTTGCTTGGCGTGGTATTGCAGAAACGATTGAAAAGTATGTCCATAAGGGAGACAAATTATATCTTGAAGGAAAGATACGTACACGTAGTTATGATGATAACAAAGGTGTGAAACGGTATGTTACTGAGGTTTTTGTGGATGATATGCAGATGCTTTCTCCGAAGCCCCAACAAGTTGCACCGCCGCCAGCTCCTGGTTTTCAACCACAATCATCGGCTGCTCCACAATATCAACAGGAACAATCGGGCCATAATCAGTGGGGACAAAGCCAATCGCCATCCGGACGTACCCCAGATGTGAATGATTTGCCTTTTCCTGTATACTAATTCATTATGGAAGCGACTCTAACGAAAAAGGACGGTAAAATCCAAATGGATAAGTCTTTTGAGTTTATGTGTAGCACTTTGCGCAATGGTGATTATACTATCACCATCAAGCGCAAGGCACAGCCAAGAACGTTGAACCAAAATGCACTCATGTGGAAATGGTTTCAGTGCATTGGTGCTTGTCTACGTGAGTACACCGGTGAAGAGTATTGGAGTACAGCCGATGGTGTGCAGGACATTCACGATAGATATTGCAGAAAGTTTCTTGTAAAGAAGATAACCGTCAATGGAAAATCAGAGGCCATAGTTCGGGGCACAAGTAAATTAAACACTTTGGAAATGCACAATTTCATGGAGAGTGTTAAGATAGATGCAGCTACCGAGTTTGGCATTACACTTCCTCTGCCTGAGGATCAACATTACTTAGATTTTATTCATGAGTACCAGAATCGGTACTAAAATCAATTTATAAAGTATGATTGCAAATTTGAGAGATTACGAACCCAGTATTATTGAGTTCGTAATCCCCGAAGCTATTCGGGAAACATTCCCCCCGGTATTATTCGAGGGATCGACAAATGTCGATGAGATAATTAAACTGGTGAATGAGAACTTCAATGCTACATTTCCAGAGAGTGAAATCAGTCAGCGTGTACTTGATGCGTTCGAGATAGACGAAATTCGAGAGGAATACTGTATCAAACAGGAGAACGAAGTTCCAAAGCGTGAGAGGGAATTACTTGAGGCCATCGAACGGGCTAAAAAAATCAAGAGTGATGCCCAGGAGCGTCTTGCTGCGATAAAGACTGAAATAAAAGACTTGGCTGCCGAGGTAAAGAAAGGTACGAAAGATTATCAGCTTTCAAGCAAGAATACCGTTCGTTTCGCCTTGAATGGATATTTCATCTATTACTCTTGGGTGAATGGCCAATTGACACTGGTCAAGGGAGAAAAAATCCCTGCATGGGATAAGCGCTCATTGTGGGCTCAGGAAGACAGAAACCGTAAAGCCATGCTTGATTTGTTCGGCCTTGAATATCCGGAAGTTGAACGTCCTGTTGATGATGAGGATGCTCTGTCGGAAGATTTAGGTGAGAATCCTTTTGATGGGGAAAACGACGATCCAGAAGACGATGAGTAGATTGCAGCATAAGAAAGGCAGAAAGTCCAGATATGTAAAGTCCCTTTGTTCAAATCCACAATGGGAAGAGGCTAAAAGGAGAACTCGTATAAGAGATGGACATAGATGTCAGATGTGCGGTAAAGACTTCAATTTAGAGATTCATCACAAAAAGTATAGGGTTAACGGCCAGTCGATAGTGGGGCATGAACATGACCACCTTGACTGTCTCGTTACCCTTTGTGGTGACTGCCATGAGAAAGTGCATAAATATCATATCAGATTATGACATATCAATTAAGAGATTATCAAAGTAGGGCAAGTGCTGCCGCTGTTAATGCTTTCAAATCCAAGACTAAAAAGAATTCAGTTTTAGTACTTCCCACCGGTGCCGGAAAGTCTCTCGTAATTGCTGATATAGCATCAAAGATTGAGAGTCCTTTGATTGTGCTTCAGCCGAGCAAGGAGATCCTAAAACAGAATTTTGCTAAAATCCAGTCGTATGGAATCTTTGATTGCGCTGTTTACTCTGCATCACTCAACAGAAAGGATATCAACCGAATAACATTTGCTACGATAGGAAGTGTAATTAAGCACATGGATTTTTTCAAGCACTTCAAGTATGTAATTGTTGATGAGTGTCATTTGGTAAATTCAAACGGTGGGATGTATAAGACTTTTTTTGAAGATGTACAACGGAAAATCATCGGATTAACCGCTACGCCTTACCGTTTATCAACAAGCGGTGGAGGTGCAATGCTCAAGTTTATAACGAGAACCCGGCCGAAAATCTTTTCGGATGTGATTTACCATTGCCAAGTTAGCGAATTGCTTGCTAAAGGTTTCCTTGCAAGATTGAATTATTATGATTTGACAAGGATAGACCTTACCCGTGTAAGAAGTAATTCTACTGGTGCCGATTATGATGAAAAGAGCTTGTCTGCTGAGTTTGCACGAGTAGATATCTATAGTTACATCACTAACACGGTGAAACGTCTCCTACGCCCTAAATCCGGTATTCCCCGTAAAGGTATCTTGATATTTACAATGTTTACCCGGGAAGCTCAAAAGATTGCTTCTGCTATTCCTGGAAGTGCTTTTGTCAGCGGTGAAACTCCGGCTACTGAACGAGATCGAATTCTTGGAGATTTCAAATCTGGGAAAATAAAAGTTCTCGCCAATGTCGGTGTGTTAACAACCGGCTTTGATTATCCTGAACTTGATACTGTTGTTCTTGTGCGTCCTACAAAATCCCTATCTCTCTATTATCAGATGGTAGGTCGTGTTATTCGTCCAGCTCCCGGTAAAGAGGGGTGGTTGATTGATTTGTGTGGAAATTACAGACGCTTTGGAAAAGTCGAGGATCTACGAGTTGAACAGCCGGAAAAAGGAAAGTGGTGTGTCATGAGCCGCGGTAGGCAACTAACTAACGTTTACTTTTGATTATCATGTTTTGGAAAAAATATAAGAAGAAAGAGAAGAAGATGCCACTTTTTGAAAAAGCTGGTGTCAAGGTGGAAAAGCAACCAAACTTGAAAGAGAAGTTGGATAAGGTGTTCAGCATGTTTATCCGGCTAAGAGATACGATGCCGAACGGATATTTCTGCTGTATTTCATGCGGGCAAGTGAAACCATTCAAACAGGCTGACTGTGGCCATTATATTAATCGCCAACACATGAGTACGCGCTTTGATGAAATGAATTGCAATGCCCAATGCCGACACTGTAACCGTTTCATGGAAGGTAATATTCAAAGCTATCGTCGTAGGCTTGTGGCGAAGTATGGGGAGAAAAGAGTGCTTTTGCTTGAATCTAAACAGCATGTTTACCGTAATTATTCAGACTTTGACTACAAGGAATTAATAAAGCATTATCAGGAAGAGATTAAAAAGCTGAAAAAGGAGAAAGGGCTATGATATGGCTGGACGACCTACTAAGCAAGGAATAGATTATTTTCCTATGGATGTGGATTTCTTTACAGATGTGAAGATACGGAAGATTGTTAGGGCATGTGGACCGCAATCGACTTCTATACTTATTTGCCTGCTGTGTAATATCTATAAAGATAATGGGTATTACATTTTGTGGGACGAAGATTTACCTTTTGTTATTGCTGACATTGTTGGGGTTTCCGAGGGTGCTGTACAGGAAGTCATGCTAAAAGCATTGCAAGTTGGGTTCTTTGATAATGAACTCTATGAGAAGCATAGAATACTTACTTCTTCCGGTATTCAGAAGCGTTTTCTTAATGCTACATATCAACGTAAAGAAACCATTATTATTCCTGATTATCTAATTAATTGCACAAATAATCCAATTAATCATGCAAATAATTCGGTTAATCCTACTGATAATCGACAAAGTATAAAGGAAAGTATAGTTAAAGTAAATAGAAAGGGAAATACTTCTAATAAATCTCCCAAAGAAACTTCTCCTAACGGAGAAGCAAAGAAAGCTGAACTTTCTTTGTTCCCTCAGGAAAAGATAAACTTTGTTGATTTGATGAATTTCTTCAATAATACGTTTGCAGGAAAACTTCCTGCAATAAAATCAATTGATGACAAGCGGAAAAAAGCTATTAAGGCACGTGCTGCTCAATATGGTAAACAGGCTATTTTCGATGTATTCCAATTGGTACTAAAAAGCTCTTTTCTGCTTGGGGAGAATGATAGAAACTGGCGTTGTGACTTTGATTGGATATTCAAACCTACAAACTTCACGAAAATTTTAGAAGGAAACTACAATGGAAAACGAACTGATACTGCTGCCACAAGAAGAGAATCGGTTAATCACCTTAAAGAACTCGCCGGAGCAATATTGCGCGACTCTTCGTCCGAGGACAGTTGAAGATGTGTTCCTAAGTTCTGAACCTGCAATTGGAACCATCTTACGGAAATTTGGTGAACCCGAAGCGAGGGCTATATTGGTCTTTTTAATAGCTGATGTTTTAGAATTTTTCAATGTTGGAAATACCATGTCGGCAACACAAGTTGCAACAACTGTAGATTTAATCATTGAGGAATATCCCTATATGAAGACTGATGATTTCAAACTATGTTTTAAAAATGCCATGAAAATGAAGTATGGTGAGAACTATAATCGTATAGATGGATCAATTATCATGGGTTGGCTTCGAGAATATAATAAAGAACGCTGTGCTGTTGCTGATAATCAGTCTTGGAATGAACATAAGGCGTATAGGGCAGAGATACAGAAACCAATATCAGGAATGTTTTATAGTGATTATCGGAGAGAACTTGAACGTAAAGCTTCATTCGGTGATAAATGTGCAAAAAATGCTTTGCGATTATCAGATGATATCATTGCTAAGTTGACTGTGAAGAAATACGAGAAACAAAAAAAGATTTTAGAGGAATTCTATAAAAAACAGGAAAAATGAAGTTGACCATATACTGGAAAACCAAAAAAGCTGAATGTATCAAGCATATAAGAAAACGATTTAATATCCCGTTTGGCATGACCGTTAATGGTGAAACGGTAGCTGATATTAAAGACGAGGACATGGAATTGCTTCGTGAAACTGAAAAAATAGGTTTCATCCAGATACGTCATAAACCCTTATAAAATGGCGTTAAAATGGCGAAGTTTCTGTTTGCTAAACTTGTCATTATAAGTTATCTTTACTGATGTAAGGAACTAAAAGTCAAACCAATATAATTTTTGAATTATGGAAATACAGAAAATTAAAATCGAGAAAATCAGTGCTTCCCCCCTTAATCCGAGAAAGACTTTCGATGAAGTTGCTATTGAAGAACTTGCAGCCAATATTGAGAAACAAGGTCTACTACAGCCTATTACTGTCAGACCTACATCTGAGGCACCATATTTGGATGAAGATACCGGTGAGGTTATTAATGTGAAAGACACTTATGAGATTGTCTGCGGTGAGCGCCGTTTCCGTGCTCTTCAACGATTGAAAGCAAAGGAAGACGAAGCGAACATTGCCAAAATCAAGGCCCATCGTAAAAAAACAGAGTTGTATCAAACAATCTCCTGCATTGTCAGAGAGATGACAGATGATGAGGCTTTCGACGCTATGATTACCGAGAACCTGCAACGCAAAGACGTTGATCCCATAGAAGAGGCATTTGCTTTCTCTCAGTTAATGGAGAAGGGACGTACACTGGAAGATATAGCATTGAGGTTTGGGAAGTCTACCCGCTTTGTTTTCGACCGTGTAAAGTTGAACAACCTAATATCGGAATTGAAAGCTCGGGTTAGGGATGGGGAAATTCCAATTTCCGGTGCAATGATCCTCTCTAAACTTGATGATACCGAACAGGCAAGGTTTCATAAGGATAATGAGGGACAGTGCAATGTGGTCATGATAAGAAGATTTGTGAGTAATTCCTTTATGGAGCTGGATAGGGCAGATTGGATTAGGGATAATGCAGATGTCTGGGATGATGGTACATTCAAATCCTGTGCTGAATGCGAGTTTAGTACAGCAAATCATGGTTGCCTATTCTATGAAATGAATAGCGAAAAAGCTAATTGTACCAATCCTGTATGCTACAAGAAGAAACAGCTTGCTTATGTCCTGCGTAGAATACAAGCAGAAAGTGATAGTCTCGTTAAAAATGGTGATCCTCTGGTATTCGGGAAAACCGTTATTGTTGATGATGGCCCGCAATCATACTGGGGTGAAGAAAAGAGAACTATGCATGATAATACATTAGAGGCTATTAAGCAGTTAGACTATTGCATTGTTAATCCGAATGAAGCATTTAGAAGTAAATGTTGGTACGATGAAGAAGATGAACGTCTTCAAAAGATGCTTGATGATTCTGAAATTTACCGCTGTATATCTTGCTTTGATTACTGTGGGCCAGAGTTTAAAGTTCAATACTATTACATTAGAAAAGATGTTGCTTCCACTACATCAGCACTTGCAGATCCTAAAGAAATTGAAAAAGAAAAGGTAAGAGCCCAATTGAAGAGGGCAAAAGAGATCGTAGTGGAAAAGACTGCTGAAACCCTGCGCACCTGGGCACAAGAGAAACCTTACCATGAGCGAAAAGTTGAGTTAACCACCAATGAACAGCTTGTATTTGATGTGATGGTTCTCAGCCACTGCAAGAGTTCTTTTCTTAAATCACTCGGCTTGGATAAATATGATAAAAAGAGTGATTTTATGAAGTATATTGAGAAAAATCAAGCTGATAGGGCACAATGGTATCGAGCTTTCATCGCTGAATCTTTGTCAGATAACAATGTTAATTTCTATCCTTATTTGCAGAAATGCCAGAATCTTTTGTTTTCTGAACAGTATCCAGATGAATATCTTGAATTAACTAAAAAACTTAGTTCCTCATTTGAGAAGAAACAAAAGAAGCTCAATGCTCAACTGAAAGAGCTTGATAATACTAACACAGAGGAAGCCTAACGGTTTCCTCTTTTTCAAGGTACACAATGAATAAGACTTGGAGTAATGAACAGTTAGCTATTCTTGATAGAGAATATCCCACTGCTGATTTAAAAGAATTAGCCCAGTCTCTGGGTAAGACGAAAAGTGCTGTTAGAGCAAAGGCAAAATGTCGTAGATTGAAGCGTTCATCTGATGTAAAGGTATGGAGTCCTAAAAAGCAAGAAAAACTGATTGCCTTATATCCTAATCATACTAATCAGGAAATAGCTTCACTCCTTGGTTTAACCGAAAGTGCCGTTGGAGGAAGGGCTTTTAAGCTGAAACTTAGGAAGTCACCGGAATTCATGTTAGAGCATTCTTCAAAGGGGTTCTTTCCAAAAGGGCATCAACCGACCAACAAAGGACTTAAGCAAACGGAATATATGTCTATTGCTCAGATTGAGAAAACAAAGAAAACGCACTTTAAAAAGGGACATATCCCAAAGAATCATAAACCGGTTGGATATGAGCGTATTACCAGAGACGGATATATTGAGGTGAAGACTGCTGAACCCAATGTGTTTGAGCTTAAACATCGTTTGGTTTGGACTGAGCATAATGGAGAGATACCTCCAGGCTATAATATCCAATTTCGTGATGGTAATAAGCAAAATGTTTGTATTGAAAACTTGTACATGATTAGTAGGCCCCAGCAATTAAAGACAGAGAATTCAATGTATGTACGTTATCCAGAAGATGTTCAGTATCTTATCAAATTGAAGGGTGCCTTGAATAGACAGATTAATAAAGCAACTAAAAAGAAAAACTGATTATGAGTGATTTTGCATGTGGCATAGATAGATTAAAAGAGATGGTTAAGAAACCATTTCTTTACCAGAATGAAGAAATAGTTATCCTCAACTATTGTGATGGTGTTGGCGATGATGGAACTGAAGTTGAGATATATCTAAATAATGGAAAAGTTCTCAACTTTAGCATATTTGATTTATCATCAAAATTGAATCGTTTCCGCCCAATTACTAATACAGTAGTGGTGTTGGCTAATGAACGTTTGAATAAAGTCTCATCAGTAAATCCTACCATATTAAATGAATTGCGTGATATGGTTCTCCAACAAATCAAAGATGTTAAGGAAGATCCTGGTAAAGTAAATCAGGCAAAGCAAGTTTTTCAAGGTGTGAATACTGTTATCAACCTTGCAAAAACAGAGATAGAATATAGGAAATATTTAGATTCAATAGATAGTAAGTAGCTAAATGATAATGGATAGTTGTAGACAACAGATATTAATTAATTATATTTCCTACCTGTACACTACAGGCAAGAGCTATGAGTATATAGGCAGATACATCAAGTATGTGACTGGCTTTCTTGAAAGTGCCAATAGTATAACCAGACGTGGGTATTTAACTTACAAGCGGGAGAATGCCGATATGATAGCACGGCATCCACTCATGTGTGAAGCTATATGCGGCTTATTATCCTTCCTGAAGATTGGCTTTCAACGCAAAGAGAAGTCAGTAAAACCACTTGAGAAGCTAAGTGCGATTTCAGATAAGAATAGGGCATTGTTGAATAACTTTATAGTTTGGCTAACTGATAATAATGATTACTCACCGCATACAGTGGATTTATATTATACTTCTTTGAAAAAATTCTTCGAATATACCAATGAGGTTAATATGGACAATTGCAGGAGATTCATAAAGATGCTTGAAGAGGAAAAATTCGCTCCCGCTACTATCCGGTTGCGGATTACGGCCATCGAAAGGTTTTCCAAGTGGATGAAGAAACCTATAGAGCTCAATCGTCCCAAGATGAAGCGTAAGCTGGACACGGATAATATTCCTACGGAGGACGAATATAACCGTTTACTGGAATACTTGAAGACTAAATCCAATCAGGACTATTATTATTTCGTCAAGGTCCTGGGTACAACCGGTGCCCGTCTGTCGGAGTTTCGGCAGTTCACGTGGGAGGATATCATAGCAGGGGAAGTAACTCTGAAGGGAAAGGGTAACAAGTACCGTCGCTTTTTCTTTCAAAAACAGCTACAGCAAGAAGTGAAGGCTTACGTAAAAGAATTCGGTAAGACCGGGCTTTTTGCGGTTGGCAGATTTGGTCCCATGACACAACGTGGGCTTTGTCAGTCAATGAAAAATTGGGGAGATCATAGCGGCATTGACCGTAAAAAGATGCATCCACACGCTTTCCGGCACTTCTTCGCGAAGATGTTTCTGAAAAAGAATAAGGATGTGATTCAGCTGGCTGATCTTTTAGGTCATGGCAGTGTAGACACAACAAGAATCTATTTACAAAAAAGTTATGATGAACAAAAAAGAGATTTTAATAAAAACGTTACGTGGTAGTGTGTCCCATTTAAATGAGCTGTCGGAAATGACAGAGGGGATAAGTGTTTATGATAATGCCGGCTATGTTGATACTGAATTTCTCATGGAAGCACTTTCCTGCGTCAAAGCCTTCATGGATGCGAGCAATACGGTTATTAAAAAAATATCTTCACTGTTAGCACCGGACGTCCCAACGGACGAAAAGAAAAAACAGGCTGATGAAGGTAAGAAATGGAATGTGGAAGAAATCCTCAAGCATTGTACACTTGAGGATAGTGTTCTCAAACTTCCGAAAGTACAATTCAATAAAAAATCCTACGTAGAAGCCAAGAAGTGGATAGAAGAAGCCGGCGGCTCATGGCAAGGTGGAAAGATACAGGGTTTCACATTCCCGTTTAATCCGGAACGTGTCTTCTCTATCCTCAAAGATGGTAAACGATGTAACCTGCAACAGGATTACCAGTTTTTTGAGACTCCGGACGATGTTGCCGACTGGCTGGTTATGCTTGCCGGAGGGATACATGAGGATGATACGGTACTGGAGCCGAGTGCCGGGCGTGGTGCGCTTATTAAAGCCATCCACCGAGCTTGTCCTTCCGTAATGGTTGAATGTTATGAACTGATGCCGGAAAACAGAGAATTTCTTCACACTCTTGATAATGTGATATTGCTTGATGAAGATTTTACTAAAGATAGTGTGGGGTATTACACTAAGATAATAGCTAATCCGCCATTTTCCGGTAATCAAGATGTTGACCATGTAAGGCTTATGTATGAGAGGTTGGAAGATGGTGGAACTCTTGCAGCGATTACTAGTCAACACTGGAAATTGGGACAAGAAAAAAAGTGTGTTGAATTCCGATCCTGGCTTGAGACTGTAGGTGGAAAGATTTATGAAATAGGCGCAGGGGAATTTAAAGAGAGTGGAACTTCCATTAGTACAATGGCGGTAGTTATAAAAAAATAATTCAATACTATGCAGATATGAATAAATTAGAATTAAAAGCATTACAGGAAGCTCGTAATCTTCTTCAGTCTTTCGAAGGTTACAAATTCTACAGACTTGTTGCTTCCGCTGATAATCCAGATTTAATGAGAGAGTATGAACAATTGTCTAAAGAAGAACACTCTAAGGTTGACCAAGCCAAGTATTGGCTTGATGCTGTCTTATCTGAACAAAAATAATTCAAACAAATAAATAAAGGAATATTATGAGAGCAATAAAATTTAGAGGCAAACGAATGAATGATAATGAATGGGTTTACGGATATTTTGGAAAGGACTATTCGGAAAGGTGTATTATAAACAACTATCTGAATGCTCCAAATGAAGCATGGGGAGTTATCCCTGAAACCATCGGCCAGTTTACAGGAGTTTTAGACAGAAATAAAAAAGAAGTATATGAGGGTGACATTGTTACATGGGTTTGTTCTGATGGTGAAACAAGAAAAGACGTTGTACGATGGATAAATGGAGGTTTATGTTTATGCAATAGCCAGTACGCTGTTGGTTCTTATTACGATTTAGAAGTTGTTGGCAACATACATGATAATCCTGAATTGATTAATTAATAACAAGATAATAATGAGCAAAATAATAGCGTGGTTTAGCTGTGGTATAACATCGGCTGTTGCTTGCAAAATAGCTTTGCAGACATATCAAGATGTCGAGTTATATTATACTGATACAGGTTCACAGGATGAAGATAGCATCCGTTTTCTCCATGATTGTGAGCAATGGTACGGAATACCCATTAATATACGTCGCAGCGATGAATATACTAATCATTTTGATGTGATAGAGAAGAAAGGCATAATCAATACCTATAATCATTATCCATGTACCTATGAGCTTAAAAAGCAGGTACGGTATAAGATTGAAGATGAATTGAAGGAATGGGACGGGCAAGTATGGGGTTTTGATATTACGGAAAAACACCGTGCAAAACGGATGATAGAGCAATATCCTAACATGAAACCATTATTCCCGCTTATTGGGAATCAGCTATCAAAGGCTAATTGTGCTTGCTTGTTGGATAAAGAGGGCATAGAACTACCGCGTATGTATAAGTTAGGCTATCATAATAATAATTGCATCGCTTGTATTCGTGGCGGTATGGGGTATTGGAATAAGATTCGTATTGATTTCCCGGAAGATTTTGAACGTATGAAGAAATTGGAACGTGTTATCGGACATTCATGTTTGAAGGAAAAAATAGGCAATGAAACAAAGCCTCTGTTTCTTGATGAACTTTCTCCCGACCGTGGAGATTTCCCTACTGAAATAATGCCTGAATGCGGGTTGTTTTGTGAATTAGAATTTATGAATTAGAGTATAACTAAATAATAATGAACGAATTGAAATTAAAAATAGCTAAGATATTGGGACGTGCTGCACTTGAAAATGATATGCAGATTCCTGATGATGTGAAAATATTAGCGATGGCTACAAGATATTTAGCTACTCAGCTAATTATAGTGTGTAATGGTACAGGAGAAGAAAATGAAAAATACTTATCTGATGTACTTAAAAATGCAGCAGAAATATTATCATAATAATTTAGAAATGAAGGAGAAATATTTAGCAATTGAAATTCATGGCGAAATATTTGTTATGAATAATAGTGATGAATTAGGAGGGTTGATAGATAAAGGTATACCGCATGCGATAGTTGGTCGAATATGCGCTGAAGAATGTAATACAACATGCTTACATTATCGTGGAGGTACGTGCCCCTGTAAGGCAATGAAAGATACTCATGGGAATTTAATTCATGTTTTTGTTTAGTTCTAGAATAAATATGAAGATGGATTGGGGAGGGATTAGCTGTGCACTTATCTGTGCAATACCTATTGTGGCCATTATCTGCGATGCAGTAAAGAAAGTGTTTGAGATGAAATATAAAAAAGAAAATGATAATGAATTATGAAATACATTGTGAATCGGGCTGAATTGTTTGACTCTTCTGATAAGAAGACAGTCATAAAGAATATGAATGAGCCGACTAATGACATAGAGGTCTTTAGGGAAGAAATTTGTGAAAAGTATGGTTGTGAGCGTGCATTGTTAATGTACACTCAGGTGAAGTAATATAAAAAGTATAGCTATGATAACCTTAAACAAGCTTGCAGTTAAATGTTTGAGAACTGCGATCAAAAGAGGGAAAATCGGCAAACATAGTTCAGCAAAAGCGATTATTGTCGCTATATCAGCTGAGTGGCGTGAGTTGTGTAATGCCTCTGAGTATCGTAGTATGCATATTCCTAAATACTCAGAACAAGAGGAAGAAGCTGCCGATGTCATAATCGCTTCGTTGACATATCTTCAAAAAATAGGTTGTAAAGACATAGAACAGCTTATAAAGGACAAGATAAATTTTAACGCCAAGCGAGAGGATTAAGGTTGTTATACTGACTATGGTGATGTTGATTTTGTGTTGTTGAAAAAATAGTTAGTTATGACAGAGATTATTTCTATTGCCCTCCTGGACTTTAACAAGGGGCAACTTGCCGGGCTTCCAAAGAACCCGCGGTTTTTCCGGGATTATCGCTATGAAGCGATGAAGAAAAGTATTTCTGATTGTCCGGAAATGCTTGAACTACGTGAGTTGATTGTCTTTCCGTATTCGGATGGCAGGTACATTGTTGTTTGTGGTAATTTACGGCTCCGGGCCTGTAAGGAACTTGGTTATACCGAGCTTCCTTGTAAAGTCTTGGAACCGATTACTTCAGTCAGCAAATTACGCGAATATTCCGCCAAAGACAATATCAGTTTTGGTGAGAATGATTTGGATATCTTGCAAAATGAGTGGGATAGGGCAGAGTTACAGGACTGGGGTATAGAGTTTGCGCCGGAAAAGACTGAGGATGAATTCAAGGAACGCTTTGAAGCCATTACAGATGATACAGCCGTTTATCCTCTTATCCCCAAATACGATGAAAAACATGAGCTCTTCATTATTATATCAAGTAATGAGGTCGATAGTAATTGGCTGCGTGAAAGGTTGAACATGCAGCGCATGAAATCGTATAAGACCGGGAAAGTGAGTAAAAGTAATGTTATTGATATTAAAGACGTTCGCCATGTCCTGCAAGATAGTAATACCAAGTCATAAGCGCCATGATCGGGTGTTCGCTAAAAAACTGGTGAACGATCCAATAATCTGTGTTGCTGAGAGCCAGGCAGATTTGTACCGGCAGTTTAATCCGGACTGTGAAATAGTAACTCATCCTGATGATGTGATAGGTCTTATTCCCAAACGTAATTGGATGGCAAAGCATTTCAGAGAGTTATTTATGCTTGATGATGATGTACATGCTTGTAAAGTAATATGTGCCGAAAAGGGTGAGCCTTGCCGTGTAAAGGATAGGGACTTAATAACTCATATCATATTGTCTTTACATGATATAGCCAAGCTAATGGATGTGCATCTGTTTGGTTTTACTTCCCGTATATCTCCTGTGATGTATGATGAGACTGGATTCCTTTCTCTCTCAAAAATGATAACCGGTTGTTCCTATGGTGTTATCTACAACAAAAATACATGGTGGAATGAGGAAATAAGGCTTAAGGAAGACTTTTGGATAAGCTGCTATATGAAGTATAAGGAGCGCCGGATATTGACGGACCTGCGCTATAGTTTTGAGCAGAAGAACACATTTGTCAATGCCGGTGGTTTGGCTTCCATTCGCAATCAGGAAGAAGAGCGTAGATCTATCCTTTTCATCAAAAAGAATTTTGGTAATAGTATCTTGTTGAAGAGTGCTACTAATAACGGGAAGGATAAGACAAAGCAGCTTGTAGAGTACAATATTTCCTGCAAATTCAAATTCTAACAGTCTGTAAAAAAGGCGTTTAAATGGCGTTCATTCTGATTGCTATTTCCGTCAATTATGATTAATTTTACTGATGTAATAAGCTAAAAGTCAAATAATTAAATTGAAATTATGATTATTAGAACAGTTGGAGGATATGATTTCTATGAGGTGAGTTCTGCCATGCAAAAAGCCATCAGGCGAGCTGATACCGGTGTTGCCGGCTTTTTTGCCTTGGAGCTGTGGGCGAGTGGATATAGGGATTATGTTTGGAAGAGATTATTCACCATTAGTGCTGAGGATTGCTTCGGTATCATAACCAAAGAGATTGAGGCTTTATGGCAAGGGCATGAGCTCGTCAATAAAAAGGCTCCTCAGCCGAAAGGACGCATCTTTGTCAGTAAAGCTGTGATTATCCTCTGTGAGTGTAGAAAGTGCCGGGATGCAGATCATCTGCAAAACTTCATTTACGATAGGAGAGAAGTTGATATTGAAAAGTGGATTGAAGACGTGAGGCGGTATCCAATTCCTATTCCTGTTTATACCTACGATGTACATACAAGAGTAGGGAAGAAGCAAGGCCGGACAAAGGCAGAGTTCTTTCAACAGGAATATGATGCTTTAACTCCCCGGGAGCCTGGATTATTTGATGATCTTCCGTCAAAGAAATAGTTGTGAGCCCACAGTGTAATAGCTGTGGGCTTTCTATATAAGTCAAACCAATAAACAAAAAAGATATGAACGAATTAAAATGGTATGAAATAAGTAATTCTCTACCACCTACTGAAACAGAGATTATTCTCGCAGATTCTATAAGATGCCGCTCTGAATGGCAGAATCTACATAGAGAGTGTAATATTAGAGATTTTTGTGAGAACTATGGATATGATTATTGGACTTATGCTCCAAGCTGTGAAAATTTTAAATCAGAGTAAAACAGATGAAATATGATTAAATGGCTAAAGAAGAAATTCGGTATAACCGAATTGATTAACGAGCAAAAAAAGACAAATGATTTGCTCTTAAAAATATTAAGCGAAAGTGGTAAAACTGCCAATTCTGTTAGAGCATATAACCGTGCCTATCATATACAGGATTATTAACTCAAAACTAAATAGAAATGAGTGAAAATAAGAAACCATGCCCCGAATTTCCATATTGGGGCGCAAGCTATCCAGATGCGTGCTGTGTCAATGGCAAATTGCAAGATTTAGACTACTGTGACGAGAATGGTAATCTTTATGATAAGGGAGAAGATGTTCCTTGTCCGTTCTGTAGAACAGAAGAATTTATTGAGTATGACCCGTTTAGTTGGGTAGATCATTTTTGCGAGGAAATGGAAGAGAACGGCGATGTTATTACCGACTCTATGGAACAGTGTGCTAAACAAAAGGCACGGCAGGCTTATTTGGATTGGATTAAGAAAGTAAGAGAAGTATATGGCTAATAACAATAAAAAAATGAGTAAAAGAGTAGCATATTTTGGAACTCAAGGAGGCGGCATTCCTGGACATAGCTTTACTGCTATTGTCGGAGAATTTAGTTATGAAGAAGAACGTGAGGTAATCAGATTGGATTGTGATACTACATTTAAGGTTTTTGATGGTAAGAGACAATTCAAGTTCTTCAATTATGGGAAATATATGTGTCTTGCTTTTCCTGCAAGTCCTGATGACAAAAGAGGTGGAAGCATAACAATCGTATTAATCGAGGGTAAAGATACAAGTAGAAAAGAAATATTAGAAACTATTGGAACATCTTCTTTCCTTAAAAAACAATTCAATAGGCTATGTGAGTTATATGGCGTCCAAATGCCACAGGTTTAATTCTTAATTAAATAAAAATCGGAAAATCCGATTTTGTAAAACAGTGATTAACCCTTAAAATGATACAGCCGCAGCATTACAAGTATTTTCCTCGGTCCAGCCCCGCCAAGCGAGAAAGGACTATATTAACCACTTCCGGCAAGAAAAACCGCTTGAAGGAATTTACTTCACAGGTTTTGCACGCGAAGTACTTGAAAAGCGATCCAGACGAAAGTCTGCACATTACGCCGCAGTATATGATGCTATTATTAAGCACATAGATGCTTTTTCGGAAGAGTTTGATTGTGATATCTTCACCAATTCGGTGACTGCTGAGTTCTTGGACGATTTCATAGTCTACTTGGAAGACCAGGGGCTCAGACATAACACGATAGTTGGATATATCCAGAAGATTCAAACGCTTGTCCGCCGAGCATCGCAATATAACTATGCTGTAGACAACACCTATGATGAGGTTGACCTGAAATGCGAGCCCACCAATGCAGTATTTCTGAGTATGAATGAAATCACCAGAATATACTACTACAAGTTTCTCAAACAGGACAAGAGAAAAGCTAAAGAGCGTATCCGAGACTTATTTGTTGTAGGTTGCCTAACAGCTCTCAGATACTCGGACTATTCAACTCTAACAAAAGACAACTTTCAAGGTGACTACCTGGTCAAGCGAACCAAGAAAACGAATGTAGATGTAAAAGTCCCTCTACACGCCTATGTGAAGGAAATCTATGCTAAGTATGGCGGTTTTGTTCCTTGTGGTCTTTGCATTCAGTATGTCAATAAATACTTGAAGGTGATTATGAAGGAAATCGGACTGAATGATCTTGTGACTTACTCTTATACACAAGGTGGTAAATTAAAGACCGTCACTCGTGAGAAATGGGAATTGATCAGCAGTCATACTGCGAGGAGAAGCGCAGCTACCAACATGTACCTCACTGGCCGGATGAAGACGTTTGAAATTATGAAGCTAACCGGACACCGGACTGAACAGAACTTCTTCCGGTACATCCGGTTGACTGGTGATGATACCGCACGATCAATATCTGGGGATATGTTTTTCAGAAAGTAGTTGTTGCTCAAAAATAAAAAAATAGCTGTGAGCGTGTGGGGCGAGTTCTTACACGCTTTTTTATTAACCATAATTCGATGAAAATGAAGATGATTGTAACCGGCAGTGCAGGTTTTATAGGCAAAGCGCTCTGCCAAGAATTGAGAAAACGTGCTGTTGAAGTAATCGAGATTGACCGTATGACCGGGCAAGAGGCATCCGCCATCAGCGAGTATTTGAAAGATGGAGATGTTGCGTGTGTTTTCCACCTGGCAGCACAAACCAGCGTATTCAATGATGATTTGGCGCAGATCCGGAAAGATAATATTGATACGTTTATGATAGTCGCTGATGAGTGTGAGCGATATCATGTGAAACTTGTATATGCAAGCTCTTCGACAGCTAACCTGTGTAACACCACTTCGATGTACGGGATAAGCAAGCATTTCGACGAGCAATACGCATCCATCTACTGTAAGAATGCAACTGGTGTTCGGCTTCATAATGTGTATGGTCCGAACCCTCGTAATAGAACTCTTCTCTGGTATCTCTTGAATCGGGATAAAGTGGAGCTGTACAATTACGGCCAGAACATCCGTTGCTTTACTTACATAGATGACGTAATCGAGGGGCTTATCTATGCTGTGGGCTGCAATAAGCCATTAATCAATGTTGCTAATGTTCAACCGGTAACGATTATGTATTTTGCCAATCTTGTAAAATACTACAAAAACGTTGATATAGAGCTTGTTGGAGAAAAACGCGAATTTGACAATTTGGAGCAACAGGTGAATCAGGGTATCTATTTAGTACCTTTGTCCTATACCTCTGTCGATGAGGGTATAAGGAAAATCTTTAATTTATGGAGGAATGGGGTAGTAATGAAGACTGGGGAATAGAATGGAATGACGTTGGTAAGTCATATAGGTCTGACCATGAAATTACTGAGTCTGTTTTGAAGCAGCGTGCCATTAAGAAGAAACTGAAGAATGAGCAGATGCATTATATCAGGGCTAAAGCTTTGTCTGACATTTGTGGTGAGCCTGCCGAGGGCGAGCAATGGAGAATTATAACAGAAAAGCAGTTCAATGCTTTTGCCTTGATATTGCATTTGCTTCAAACACGAGTTATTGAAGAGATGTATCTTGCTGTGTATCGAATAAATGAACCTACTGTTACGAGTATTATTGAATTTATCGAGAGCGGGAAGATTAAGAAGTCTGTGTTTGTTATCTCCAGTTTTTTTAATCAGACTAAGAAGCCTGAGCAGTGGGCCATCATGTTAAAGCAGTTTGCCGATAAAAAGGCGAACTGCTATCATGTTTATACACATAACCATGCTAAGGTACTTGCTGTGAGAACATCAAAGAATGAGTTTTTCGTTTTTGAAGGTAGTGGGAATATGAGTGACAATGCCCGGATAGAGCAGTATATCTATGAGTATAGTAAGCAGTCGTTTGAGTTTCATAAGAAGTGGATGACTGAGCTATGTAGTAAAAAGTCGAAAAGCGGTGAAAGTAAATAGTTGGTGTATGAAGAAAGAAAAGACATTAACCTTAAAGCAAGAGAAGTTCTGTCAGTATTATGTTGATACTGATGGAAATGCAAGTGAGGCATACCGTATGGCGTATGATGCATCCAAGATGAAGCCAGAGAGTATTTGGGTAACTTCGTGTAGGCTTGTCAAAGAACCTAAGGTAGCTCTAAGGATAAATGAAATAAGAACACTGAGGGCAAAAGAATCTGAAATAAAACGGGAAGTTGTTGAGAGAGTGCTCATGGACATTATCATTGCCGATCCCAGTGACTTATATATCGTAGATGAGAAGACTGGTAAGGTTATGATGAAAAGTCCCTCTCAATTGCCAAAGCGCCTTAGGAATTCTCTTAAGAAGATTCAGAATATCAAAGGAAAGGTTTCTTATGAGTTCAATGGTAAGACTGAGGCGGCCCGGTTACTTGGTGCCTGGAACGGATGGGATGCGCCTACTAAGATAGACCTTACTAACAGTGGAGGAAAATCCGGTGAGCTTCGCATTGGGTTCGATGATGATAGCGTATCAGAAGTATAGGACAATAAAATAGGCAATTTTGGGTGTTTTCTCAGCTGTGGAGTCCGACTTATAGAACAATATAGAATGATCGTAAATTATAAAAAACTCAATCCTAACGGCTTTTATTTGCTGAAGTACCTGCAAGATATAGCTATTCGTTTCATTATCTTGTATGGTGGCTCTTCATCCGGAAAGTCTTATAGTGTTGCTCAGACAATACTTATACAGACTTTACAGGACGGTGAGAACACTTTAGTCATGCGTAAGGTTGGAGCTTCTATACAGAAAACTATCTATGAGGACTATAAAGTAGCGGCTAAAGGGTTGGGAATAGACCATCTCTTCAAATTCCAGCAGAACACAATTAAGTGTTTGTACAATGGTGCAAAGATTGATTTCTCCGGTCTTGATGATCCAGAGAAGATAAAGGGTATATCCAACTATAAACGTGTACACCTTGAGGAATTATCCGAATTTGATGAACCGGATTTAAAGCAGATACGTAAGCGCCTACGTGGAAAAGTCGGCCAGCAAATTATCTGTACTTTCAACCCTGTTAGTGAAACGTGTTGGATAAAGAAGAAGCTGTTTGACACAGAGAAGTGGCATGATGTCCCTATGACTGTGGAAATTGCCGGGAAAGCATTGCCGGAGGAATTGACAAAAGTAAAATCTATCCGGATGAACTCTACGAAGTCGATTTTGAATCCGAGGACCAGGCAGATAGAAGAACATGCACCGGACATGGTGGTTATCCAATCCACCTACCTGAATAACTTCTGGGTTGTTTGCAGCCCGGACGGAACTTATGGATATTATGATGAACAATGTATTGCCGATTTTGAGAAAGACCGTCTGAATGATCCGGATTATTACAATGTATATGCTCTGGGAGAGTGGGGCGTCATTCGTACCGGTAGCGAGTTCTTTGGTTCATTTCATAGAGGTAGGCATTCCGGCGAGCATCCATATATACCAGACCTCCCCATCCATATATCAGTCGATAATAATGTACTTCCATACATCAGTGTATCGTATTGGCAGGTGGATTTATCTGCCGGCATTAAAATCTGGCAGTTCCATGAGACTTGCGCCGAGAGTCCCAACAATACCGTGAAGAAGTCTTCTAAACTTGTGGCCCAGTATTTAAAAGGCATTGGTTACTGTGACAAAGTTTACCTGCATGGAGATGCTTCGACGAAAGCGGCCAATAGTATTGATGATGAGAAACGTTCCTGGATGGACTTGTTCATAGACACTTTGCAGAAAGAAGGTTTTGAGATTGAAGATAAGGTAGGTAACAAGAATCCAAGTGTAGCGATGACTGGTGAATTTATCAATGCTATCTTTGATGAAATTGTGCCGGGCATCGAGATAGGTATTGATGAGAGCTGTACCGTTTCTATTGAAGATTACATGAGCGTGCAGAAAGACGCTAACGGTGCCATCCTCAAAACTAAGGTCAAGAATAAGACTACAATGCAGACATACGAAGAGCACGGGCACCTTTCAGATACGTTCCGTTATGTAGTGACAGACTTATGTCATGAAGACTACATCGCTTTCAGCAACCGGCGAAAGAGAAATCTCTACGGCAACAAGGGTGCTTTCTCGTACTTCAATCCAGGCACAGAACATGAATATAGCAATAAGATTGTCTATGTCATTCCGAATGTCAACGATCACTTCTTGCTTGTTCAGGCGTTCAAGTGTGGCGAAAAGTGGCATCTGGTAGATGTAGTTTACCGGCAGACATCTTCTATGGATGAAATCAAGTCTTCAATAAAATACCATCAAGCAAACCCTTACATCGTGGAATGTTCAAATGCTTACTTCCCAATGGTCAGAGAACTTCGTGAAACGCTTCCTGACGTGAAGGTTGTTAAAGAATTCCCGGATGTGGATAAGCGTATTGCTGCTACCTCCGATTATATTAGAGAATACTTCCTGCTATCCGAAAGTAAGCTTGAGGAATCTGAAGACTATTGTTGCTTTCTGAATAGCCTGTTAGACTATAATATTGATAGTGAAAACAAAGAAGCAAACATTGCTTTGAGTGGTTTAGCGTACTACATAATAAAATACCTCTCTTAAAATATACCCTATGTAACGAGTTGATAGTTAATTATATATATGCTATTGTACTCTTAATTGTATGTGTCAAGATGTTTTGATTCAGAAAAGCTGTATACTCTTCTATCTATATTTGCTTCAAAAGATAATCAGATGAGTTGGAGCCTTTTTAAAAAGAAATCAGAGGATGATTTGAAAAATACGGCGGATAAAGAAAAAGAAATTCAGCCACAAGATACAGCAGTTCCTTCTGGAACTGTTGCCGGAGAATTTGTGGCTGAGGAACTTTTTGTTAATCCTTTTGTTTGTAGCCGCAATTTTCTTGAACTGTTCAACACTGTTCCAGAGGTGTTTTTCCCTATTGATTATATAGCTTCCAGGATAGCAGGTGCCAAATTTGTACTTAAGAAATCCAAAGATGATAGTATTGTTTGGAATAATGAAAAGGTCAATCATATCTTGAATAAGCCTAATTGTTTGTTTAGCTGGAAGGAAACTGTTTATTCTCATCATGTATACAAATTGTGTGTTGGCGATAGCTTTTTCAGAGCGGCTGTTCCGGAATCTTTCTCGAAAATCAAGAACCTGTGGCAATGGTGTTCCAATTATTGGGTATTGCCTGCTGATAAGGTAGAGATTGTTCCTGTACGTAATAATATTCCATTGTTTGGCATTGCTGAGATTGAAGAAATTGTAGATTACTATAATTTGAGTTTTGGCTTCAGCGCTGGTATTCATATTCCATCTAAACAGATATTACATGATCGTGAGGGTATTCCTAATTTATATCCGGGAGTGGGTTTCTTACGTGGAACCAGTAGGCTAAAGTCTCAGTTAAAGCCCATAAGTAACCTTATTGCAGTTTATGATGCCAGAAATGTGATATATGTTAAACGTGGAGGTCTGGGATGGCTGATTTCTGCCAAAAAGGATGAAACAGGTACAATTGCAATGACTCCTGATGAAAAAAAAGAGATTTTGAAAGAGCATAACAAAACCTATGGAGTGGGAAAGGGGCAGTTTCCTTTTGGAATTTCAAATATTCCTTTGGATTTTCTTCGTACCAATTTGTCTATTCAAGAGTTACAGCCCTTTGAAGAGACATTAGCTGATGCAATTAGTATTGCCGGTGCTTTCGGTGTACCGGCCGAGCTTGTACCTCGTAAAGATCGCTCCACATTTAATAATCAGAAAACAGTTGAGAAGAACGTGTATAGCTCTATAATCATACCTATGTGTAGCCAGTTCTGCAAAGATATCACTGAATTCTTGGGACTTGAATCCGATGGGCTTTATATCGACTGTGATTTCAGTCATGTCGATTGTCTGCAAGAAGGAAAGAAAGAGGCAGAAACGGTTAACACAAGTATCTCTAAGAGGTGTCGTGAAGAATTCCTTTCCGGTATTATCTGTTTGAATGACTGGAGAGCACAAATAGGAGAAAGTAAGGTTGAAATCCCGCTGTATAGTAAACTCATATACGAGATGTCACCTGACGAAATAGAGAAAGTTAAAACGATGTTGAACTTAACAACAAAAAGTGTAGATGGAGAATTACAAAAACCTTCTGTGCAAAACGAGGGCAAATGATGTTGATGAAAAAGGTGTTGTTACAGTAGCTGTTAATGGCATTGGTGTTAAGGATTCACAGGATGATATTTCAATGCCTGGTTCTTTCAATAAAACGTTGAAAGAGAATTTTAATCGTATGCGTTGGTTCTTAAACCATAGAACTGACCAACTCTTAGGTGTTCCTCTTTCTGGTGAAGAAAAGGAAAATAATCTTGTGATGATCGGGCAGATTAATCTCAAAAAACAGATGGGGCGCGACACTTTGGAAGATTACAAACTGTATGCTGAGAATGGTAGAACTCTTGAACATTCTATCGGTGTCAAAGCGATAAAGCGTGATGAGGCAGATCGAAGAAAAGTAAAAGAATGGTTCATGGGAGAATATTCGACTTTGACTGCATGGGGGAGTAATCCTCAAACGTTTCTGGTTGATATTAAGTCTGCCACGAATGAGCAGGTAAAAGATGCTATAGAGTTTATACGGAAGTCCTTCCATTTCAGGTATTCTGACGAACGTTTAAATGCTTATGATATGCAACTGAATTTAATGCTAAAAGCACTTAGTGGTGCTCCCATAGTAACTTGTCCACATTGTGGCTATGAGTTTAACTATGATGATGTTCCAGAAGTAACTTATTCTCAGCAGGTATTAGAACTTGCTGCACAATATCACCGATGGATTACAGAGGATATTGTCCGTGAGGAAATGAATAAGCTCACTCCGCAAATCCGGGAACAGGTTATTGCCATTCTTGACACACAGAAAATGCAGGATGTTAAGTCTATGGATAATATTTCGAATTATGTACGTTGCCCTCATTGCTGGGCAAGAGTCTATAAAAGTAATGCAGTTATCAAAGATGAGTCAACAGATACTTCACCTAAAGGTGGCAATGAGCCGTTGAATGACACTCAGACCCCGTCAGCAGGAGCCAATGAAGTAACTGTTGATACAGGGAAAGCCGCTGATACCAGCACTTTCTTCCATACTCTGAATGATTGCTTTGTCGAACAATAAATTGAAAAAAAATTATGTCTTTAAAGAAATTTACTGTATCAGATTTTAATCTGAAAACTGACCATCTGCCGACTGAGCAGAAGTCGTTCATGGAAAACATCGCTGGTATGATGTGTGATGTCATGAACAAATCTCTTGAGGGTATGCTTTCCCCCAGTGAGGTGACTGAAAAGTTCACCGAAGTCAACAATCTGTTGAAAGCTTACGATGGTGAAAAGTTTACCCAACTTATCAAGGACAACGAAATCCTCGTTGAACAGGTCAAGAATCTGGGTGAAAGCATCGAGAAGATGAAACAGAAAGGCTTATCAATGGAGACTATCAACAAATTCGATGAAAAATTGAATGAGATGTTAGACTCTGAAAAATTTGCTGATTTTGTTTCCGGCAAGACGCGCAAATCCGGTTCTTTTGATGGTTTCTCCTTGAAAGATGTTGTGTCTATGACCGACAATTATACCGGTGAATTATTGATTACCCAACAGCAAAAGCGCGTAGTTAGTCAGGTTTCAAATAAACCGTTGCATATGCGCGATGTGCTTACTACTTTGCAGGGTGATCCGGCATTCCCTCAGTTGGCTTATGCCCAAGTGTATGATTTTGACCGTAATGCCAGGTATGTTACCGAGAATGGTAGATTGCCTGAATCGAGCATTAAGGTTAAGGAGCAACAGACTGGCACTAAACGTTTGGGTACACATATCCGTATTTCCAGACGTATGCTCAAGAGCCGTGTCTATATCCGCTCTTATATCTTGAATATGCTTCCTGAAGCTGTATGGATGGCTGAGGACTGGAACATCCTGTTCGGTGACGGCAATGGTGAAAATCTGCTCGGTATCGTGAATCATACTGGGGTTACTTCTGTTGAGGCCATCATCAGTAGTGCGATTGTAACTGGGGGCGCCGGTTCGGTTAAGGCTGTCGCAGGGCAAAATGACAACAAAGACACCATCATAGAGTTTGCCAATCCTCAAGACCTGATTATTGACGGTATGACAATCACGTTTGCCAATGCAGCAGTGAATACCGATCTTAGTACTGCACACCCTCTCGTAAAGATAAACGACCGTCAAATTCTCATTGAGGGCGTCGCATACAAAGGTGCAGAGACTGCTCTTGCAGAAATGACATTTACCGTTAATAATGCTGCGTTCAAAAACATCGAAGAGCCGAACTCTGAGGATGTAGTGAAAACGGCTTTCGCTGTAATGACATACGCACAGTATTATCCGAACGCCATAGTTTTGAATCCGATCACAGTCAATGCTATCGAATCTGAAAAAGACACTACTGGGCGAAACTTGGGTATTGTTTCAATGCGAAACGGTATGAAATACATTGCTGGACGTCCTGTCATTGAATATCAGGGTATCATGCCTGGAAAATATTTGCTTGGAGACTTTAATCAGGCTTCAAACTTGGTTGATTATTCTTCATTGACTCTTGAATGGGCCGAAGATGTTGACACCAAGTTGTGTAACGAAGTTGTTTTGATTGCGCAAGAAGAAGTAATCTTCCCGGTTTACATGCCTTGGGCTTATGCTTACGGTAATCTTGCCTCTTTGAAAACTGCGATCACTAAGGCTAAATCGTAAAATATGAAATACATTCTTGATGGAAACGAAAAGGATGTTACCAATGTGATTAAAGAACAACGCATTCGTATAGGTAGGGGATTGATTGCATTCACCCCTATCTCCGAATGTGGGTTTATCACTGAGGAAGACGCCCGTAAAGCGATGGATGAAAAGCTAACTGAACTTGCTACATTCGTTGAAGAGAATGAGGGCTTGAAATCGCAGCTCTCAGGCTTTGAGCTGAGCATGAAAGAGAAGGATGCTCTCATTGCTTCTCTAACTACTGAACGCGATGGTTTGCAGGCCCGTATTTCGGAACTTGAAACTGTTGCAGATAAAAAAGAGTTGCCTACAGGTGACTCGAATGAACTTCCGGCTGAAGACTCTGAGACACTTGAAACGTCTGACGATAAAACGATCAACGTAGAAGAGAAAAAGAGAGGGCGTCCGGCTACTCGTAAAACTGAATAACGATGCTAATTGATGTTTCATATTTCCTTGCCGGGCCGCGACATATTGCTAATGCGACATTGGCAGAACTTCCTTCACAGGATTCCATTGCTGTGAATGATACAATAATGGCTTACATAAAGGAATTCCAGCCTCTTTTCCTGTCAAGCATGTTGGGGAATAAACTCTCCAAAGAGGTAACAGACTATCTTGAACTGCTGGAACAGGAGAATGCCGAAGCCGAGGAAGATAGTGGGGAAGAAACTATTGTCGCAGCGGGTGAGGAAGAATCAAAGTATGAATCATTATGCAAGCTGCTACGCGAACCGTTCGCTAACTATGTGTTCTTCTATATCCTGCGTGATGCAAATTCCCAGGCTACCATCAAGGGACTTGTGTTGCTAAAGTGTGATAACACCTATGTCTCACCGATCCAACGGCAAGTAAGTACCTGGAATGACATGGTAAAGAAGAACCGTGAGTTTGTGAAGTGGGCATCTTCGAAGCAATGTCCTTTCACGGTAAGTATCGACAGCAATTTGTTAACTCCGATCAATACTTTCAACTTATGACAAATACTGATATCATAGACATATTTGCCGATGTGGTAAAGAAAATCCCGGAAGAACTTGAGGTTATCTACACTGATAGTAAAGGTACCCGGAAGGTTATTAAGAACCTGCCAATAAATTTTGTATTCGGAAGCGGTCAGTATGTTAAGGACGTACTAGATACCGCCACTAAATCGGATAAGACATCACTTTCAAAGTTTCCTCTCATAGCGCTGTTCTGTCCGATCACTGAGGAAAGGAATAGCATGGATTACTTTGCAAAGGCCAAGGTGTCGTTGATAATAGCTTGTTCCTCTAACAATGAGTGGAGTAATGAGAAACGTCATGAAACGTCATTCAAGAATATTCTTCGTCCGATTTATGACCGATTTATTGAAGTTCTCCAGGATGATGACAGATTCGATTGGGGGTATGGTAAAGTGAATCATGGTTATTCAGAAAACTATTCGTATGGCAGATATGGAGCCTACACCGAGAAGGGCGATGCCCTTAGTGAGACTATAGACGCCATCAATATCAAAAGTATGGAAATTACTATTAACAATCCAAATTGTAGATAAAATGAGAAATATTAGAACTTGTGAGAGCTCGTTGCTTAATACTGGCGGCTCTACGTGTCAGATTGATTGGGGTAGGATTAAAGGCTGCATCATTGTTGAGAAAGGCCAGAAGCTACCTGCTGAACTTACGAAGGAAACACTCGAAGAGTTGTGCCATGCCGACCGCCCGGGTAGGGTATATCCGATTCCTTCCTTTGTCGAATATGCTAAAAACGGCGGTGAACCTCAGGTTAATGCTGTAGGTTATGGCCCAAGCCAATACAATGGAATGAGTGCTGAGACGGAAACATTCACTTTGCCTAAGTTTGACGAAACGCTTAATGCTAAACTGTTGCAGGCTGCCACCAAAGAGTGGGATGTCTATTTTTACGACGATAAATTCTTGTACGGCTACAATGATGGTACTGATATACTCGCTGGTATGTCGATGTCAACGATTTATCCTACTGCAACTCCCTTCTCCACCAGCTCCTCAAAATCCACTATGACAGTCAGCTTCTGTCATGCCGATATTGAGGATTTGTTGACGCACATTGATTTCGTCAAGCTAAATTTCAATATCAAGAATGGACTCAAAGGCTTGACAGAAGTTTCACTTGTGAGCAAAGAAGCCAACAAGTACAAGTTGATCGAGAAAATCGGCGGGTATGACCTTACTCCTTTGCACGGTGAAGCAATAGCAAAGGCCGCTGCCGAAGTTTTGAACGGTGCTACGTCTGCTACTTATGCAGATGGAATTATTACAGTGGTGCCAGCCGGTGACGGAGGCACTATCTCCCTTAAAGCTCCTTCAGTATTGTATGAGAATGGTATCAAATACATTGAGGGGGTATCTGCATGATTATTGAAGGTGTGACTTTTATTGAGCCGGCAGTAAAGGCTATGAAGAAGTCCGACTTCATTAATAAGCATATGCTGGTAATTTGGCAGGACCGCCCGGAGGATGATCGTAAGAAAATGCTTTCAGATGCATACGATTTGATAAAGAAGGGAAAGGTCAAGGAAGAAAATGAGTGATGAACGAGGGGGATGAGGGATTTTTCGCATCCCCCTTTTCTTTTTAAAAGTATGGCCAGTATAGATGAAGTATATGAAGTGATCCATAAGATTAATACCGGTATCAAACGGGAATGCCTTGCGTGTATGGAGGATAATAGTAATGTGATTGAATCTCTTATACGTGAGCAACTTTACAGTGGTATGAACGGAAAAGAACGTTTGCTTCGTCCGGATTATGATAATGATCCGTATTTCAATGAACCGGGACCCTGGTTCCATCGGGCGAAGAGTTATAAGAAGTGGAAGAATGATATTACTCCACCAATTGAGTCAGAGGTTTTATTCCTACCACCGCGTCCGGTTGAAGTTCCCAACTTGTACATAACTGGTAAGTTCCATGATAGCATACAGGCCCGGTTATCCGGTGAGGTCATGGAGATAAAGACTATTGGTTTCAACGAAGGCCCGGACATCGAGAAGAAATACGGTAGTGAAATCTTTGAGCTTGGTGATACTGCAAAGAAATACTTCTCTGAGCGTATTCTTCGCCCCTGGCTGGAAAAGTTTATATCAAATAGTGGTTACAGATGAGTTGCAGTTGTGATAACAAGCAGATAATGTGCGAGTATGCTCATGTGAGCGAACTTGCACGAAAAGCTGCCATATTGGAACAGTGCATCTATGTTGTGTATAGAAGACCGGACGGTGCATATGGTTTCGATAAGGCAGGTAGTGAGATAGATGGTGAAATTGTAGAATTTAGACATTATTTGTGATGGGAGAATTTGGAATAAGTGGATTAATTAAAGAGGGTGAACTTGAAAAGCTTGAGCAATGTGATGCCAAGTTGATTAAGATAAAGAATACTTATGTCGATGTGGCAAAAGAACTTGCCAAGGGCATGAAAATGGAAATAGAGACTCCTAAAGAGCTTGATAAGCTGTTTGCATTATATTCTGCTCAGGTTGCGACTGCAGAGAAAACGAACACCGAATTTAATGTGACTCTTGATAAACAAAAGAAGGTGCTTCAGGAGGTTGCGGATAATTTGCAAAAGCAAGCTTCAGCAAGTGATTTATCTGCCAAAGATATGAAGCAACTTGCTGATGTTAATGCAAAGAATGCCGCTGCACTTGAAAAGGTTGCAAAAGCTGAGTTGGCCGCTACAAAGGCGCAGAACTCTGGTAATAGCACAAGAAGAAATGCCAATATAAGCGAGGAGGAAAGGCTTCGTATAATTAAGGATGCCATTACTCTTACTAATCGTGAGGTGCACAGTATTATAGAGGCTGAGACAGCCAATAAACAATTAAGGCAAGCGGTAAAGTTACTTCGTGATACGGATGCTGACTATATTACGATATTGGCACGGCTAAATTCTACGATCGATACCAACTCCAATTATTCCAAGAAGAACTCTGATGCACAAACACGGCAAAAATTGACAGTTGGTGCATATCGTGAGGAGGTGAAACTTGCAATTCTTGAAATCGAAAAAGGAAATAACAGGCTACAGAATTTCGGAACTATTGCAAGTAATGCAGGTAAAGCACTCAGTTCTCAGTTGTCTCCTGGTTTGAATAAGGTGCACGATGGGATGAAAAACATTGTTGCCGGGTATGTTGGCGGACAAGCTGTTATCAATGGTATAGTTGCTTTGTTCACAAAATTACGTGAAGGGGTTGGCAGTATTGTTGAGTTTGAGTTTGCTAATAGCCGCTTAGCAGCGATTTTGGGAACTACCTCTGACAACATCAAGGAATTGACAGCAGATGCAAAACGTCTGGGAGCCATGACAAAGTACACGGCATCTGAGGCAACAGAATTACAAATAGAGTTGGCTAAACTTGGTTTTACCCGAAAGGAAGTTCTACAAGCCACTGAGTCTGTTTTACGTTTTGCCCAAGCAACTGGTGCTGAATTGGGTGAAGCGGCCGCTTTGTCTGGTGCAGCATTGAGAATGTTTGATGCTGATACAAGAGAGACTGAACGGTATGTCTCAGCTATGGCAGTAGCGACTACAAAAAGTGCTTTATCATTCAATTATCTTGCTACCGCCTTACCAATTGTAGGACCTGTAGCGAAATCATTTAATTTCACAATAGAAGATACTCTTGCTTTGCTTGGAAAGTTGGCTGATGCTGGTTTTGATGCTTCAATGTCTGCTACTGCAACGAGAAATATTCTATTGAATCTTGCTGACGGTTCTGGAAAACTCGCTTTGGCATTGGGTAAACCTGTGAAGACTTTGCCGGATCTTGTAGATGGATTGAAAACATTGCGTGATAGGGGAGTAGATCTGAATACTACTCTTGAATTGACAGATAAACGTAGTGTTTCAGCTTTTAATGCCTTCCTTACATCGGCAGATAAACTTGTTCCTTTGAGAGAGCAAATAACCGGTGTTGATGAAGAACTTGCTGGTATGGCCCATACTATGGAAGATAATGTCAAAGGTTCAATAGCTTCTCTGTCTTCTGCATGGGAGGCTTTGATGTTGACATTCTCTAATTCCAAAGGAACGATGAAGAGTGTGCTTGACTTCTTAGCGCGTGGAGTTCGTAATATTGCTGATGATTTTAAATCCCTTGAAGATAAAGAGACTGAAGCTATGCAGGAAGCTCTAAGAGGTCAGCGTGAAATAGCTTCTGAATTTAAAATTGAAGAACGTTATATCAATGAAATAAAAGAAGCATGGCAAGGCTATATGGATGGCGGTATGGATTCTCAGGAAGCATTTAAGAAGGCTGTTGAGGAGAAAAAGGAGTATCTTAATTCTGAGATTAAGAAATATTCTGAGGTGGCAGATAAGGCTGAATTTTCTTATCGAAAAGTTACTGAAGCCATGCAAAAGAGTAATATGTTTACTCGTGCTCAATCAGGAACTTCAATGTCGACTTATAATAAGCAACGTAATTTTCAATTTGGACTTTGGACTGAAGCGGAGAAGAATGCAGAAAAATATAGGTATGTCCTTGAAAATGTAGATGCTTATGAAAGCGATTATGTAAAGGAGCATACAGAAAAAGTAGAAACGACCAAAGTCCTGACAGAGAAAGAAAAGCGTGAATTAGAGAAGGCGGCTGCTGAAAAAAGAAAGATCCAAGAGTCTTATCAGGATTCCATACTTGCTCTGATGAATGAGGGCTTAGATAAAGAATTAAAAAAAATAGGTCTTGAATATTCAAAAAAGATTGCCGCAGTTAAAGGATATAGTAAAGAGGAAATAGCTACCCGTGAGAACCTGGCTAAAGAGATGCAAGATGCTATTCAGCGTTTCTCCATCCAGTATAATGCCAACCGTGAAAAGCAAGACATTGCCAATTCTCTTGAAGTAGTTCAGAAGGGCTCAAAGGAAGAACTTGCATTGAAGCTCCGGCAACTGGATTTTCAGCGTGAAGCTGAGATTGATGCAGCAGAAAAAACTGGTGAAGATGTCTTCGCCATAGACCAGAAGTTTGCCAGTAAGAAACAACAAATACTTGAAGAGAATGCCGCTTTTCAAATCCAACTCATTGCAGAAAATGCGGCTGCCGAACAGATTGTTCGTGACCAGCAGTATCAAACTGATATGCTTGCTTTAAAAAAGCAGTTGGCAGAAAGGCAAATAACGCAGAAGGAATTTGCCGAACGAGAATATCTACTTACTTTGGATTATGTTCAGAAAACCAATGAGGCGGCTATTGATGCTTTGGAACTGGAACTTCAGGCTGATAATCTCAGTGCTGAGGACAGGAAAAAGATTGCTGAGGAACTTCAAAGATTAAAGGCAGAATTTGCTCAGAAAGAGGCTGAGGCTGAGATTTCAGCGATAGAGAAAGTGGCTAAAGCTGATGACAAGGCACATAAAGATAGAATGCGTAGCCTGCAAAATTGGTTGCAGACAGCTCAACAGGCAATAGGAAATATTGGAGATCTCATTGCAACTGTTTACGATGGCCAGATAACCAAGATTGAAGATGAGCAGGACGCTAACGATGAAGCTTATGATCGTGATATTGAACGTATCGAGAAACAAGTGGAATATGGCGTTCTCTCCGAGGAAGAAGCTGAAATAAGGAAACGTGCTGCAAAGGAAAAGACTGATGCTAAGAATCGTGAATTGGAGAAGAAAAAACAGGATCTTGCCAGAAAGCAGGCTATTTGGGATAAAGCTACAAGTATTGCACAAGCAGGTATCGCCACAGCGTTAGCGATTACTAAATCATTGCCTAATTTTGTGTTGGCGGCCATTGTTGGAGCTATGGGAGCTATCCAAGTTGCCACTATTGCCGCTACCCCTATACCATCATACGCTGAGGGTACGAAAACCGGTGCTCATCCCGGTGGAAAAGCCCTCGTAGGTGATGCCGGAAAACGTGAAGTTGTAATGTATAAGGGACTTGCGTGGATTACCCCGGACACGCCTATGCTTGTTGATTTGCCTAAAGGTGCTCAGGTGTTCCCTGATGTTAATGATTTCGGTCCCGTTGACTGGCAGAAGGACAGCTTTTCCCCCATGTTCTCTTTCTTGGGAAATACTGATAAAGGAAGTGGTACTACTGTCTATAACGATTATTCCGGTCTTGAGCGTCGCATGGATATGACGAACAATTTGCTTATGCAATCAATGAAACAACGTAGGAGAGAGGCTTACAATAGGGAGTTTGACTTATATATATTGAACAAATTATGAAATCAAGATTAAACGAAATAACATTAGCTCAGTTCATAGAGTTGTTATGCGGAAACTACTTTGTGCTATCAGATAGCGATGAGGTTAAAGAAAGCGAGTTGCAAGAGCGTGCCCGTTCGTTAATAGCTTCATACCGTTTTATTGCTGACGAGCCTGGAATGAGGGCATTAATAGCAGATAAAGAGGAATCTGTGAAATTAAAGATGAAAGTCTTCTTTCTTCGTATCTGTAATATGCTTGTATTGCAGGAAGAATTCGCGGATGTACGTTTATTGCTCTCTATGATTGATGAGGATGTTACCGGCATTGACAACGATACATTGCACGATAAAGTTGCTGAATTGCTTAGATATGCTACCTTTGAGCAACAACGCAATGAAGAGGCTCATAAGAAGTCTGAGAGTGGAGCAAAACCTTCTTCTGACAATATACGTTCGTATTATGATGCAGAAATAGCGTTTATTATGACTTACGTCAAAATGAACATAGATATGCATCATATAAATGCTGCTGTATATGCCAATATCGTTAATCAGGTGAATGCTGACATTATGAATAAGAGGGGGGCATTTAGATAGCATAAATATTTTTTTTTAATGTTATCGGACTTTTGACAAACTCATTAGTAATTCTTTTTACGAACTACTAATGAGTTTCTTATGAATAAAACAAGCATTAAATGCGGCATAAGTCATTGTGGCTGTTGCAAGCTGTTACAAAAACTAAACTCTATTGAGAGTAAATGTGACCGGATAATTATTGAGTTATCCGAAGTGAAGAACCTTGTTTCCTCCAAACCTTCTGTTGATAGGCTCATAGAGTCTTTAGAACAGTCTGCTAATGATTTGTATGAGCAGACTGTCAGGCAGCGAGAACTTGTTGAACAAAGCATGGCCGGTGAAGTTACCATGCGTATCGTGAGGAGGAATGAGTATGGACTTTGAAAGGGAAATTATAGCTATTTATCCCTGGATCATAAGGGTAGCGAGGAAATATTGTTGGTCTATGCAAGATGCAGAAGATCTTGCAAATGATACAGTTTATAAAGCCTTGTTGAATAAGGATAAGTTTGAGATTGGTAGACCTTTGAAGCCTTGGTGTGAAGTGATCATGCAAAACACTTATATAACCAGCTATAACCGCAAGTCCATCATTCGCTTTGTTGACTATGATGATGTCTGTCAAGTTGTGTCTCTACGCTTAGCATCAGAAAGGACTTTATTCCATGAAATCTTATCGGTAATCCGGCGATGTGCCTTCAAGTCATGTTGTATAGAGTGTGTCTTGTTGTCTGCCAAAGGTTACTCTTATGATGAAATAAGCCAGATGCTCAACATTCCTATTACAACAGTACGGAGTCGCATTTCTTTTGGCAGGGAATTATTGAGACGTGAACTTAGATGAAGTGATATTTGCAAATTCATGCTTTTATTTGTACCTGTTATAATGCGTTGATTATAAAATGATTGTGCGAATTTTACCACAATTATGCAATGTCAAGATAAATGCTAACCTGTTTGCCGGTTAGCATTTTCTATATATTCGCTGCAAAGGAAAATGTATGAATCGGTATGTTCTTATCATAAATGGTACACCTTTCATCCTTAAAGAAGATTGTATCAAAAATTGGGATGAAGTTAGTCTCTCGCTGAAACGGAATGATTTTAGCGGGATAATCCGTTCATTCTCTTCGAAGTTTGAGTTTACGAACAAGGCCTATAACCTTTTACTTAATGAATACCGTACCAATTATTTAAAGGCCAATGCCCAAATAGAGGTTTATACAACAGACAATGAGCGTAATAAACGCTTTGTCTATGGTAGTTATTTGGATTTTGGCTCGTTGGAATATGATGATACTACCGTTTACATCAATGCTATTGATAACAGCCTTGCGGCAAAGATAAAGGCGAAAAAGAGTACTGAATATGAATATCTTGTTGATGAACTGAAAGAAAAGAAGGCACTCAATTATGACAGGCTATTGATGCAGAACACTTACAATTTCGACATTGATAATGATGAGTATATTTATCCCTCCGGAACTTCGATGTCTAATACGAATATTGATGTCTATTTGGTTGATTCGAATAATGAAGTATACGTAGGTGGTTATATAGAACCTTATCATGAATCAGACGGTGCTTTTTATGGAAATACCAAAGGTGTTTTCATGAAAATTTTCGCTTTGCCACCGCACGGTCTATATATGGACTTGACTTGTGATATCACTATTTCGTCTGGTACCGGGGGATTTGATATTGAAGGGGAAAAGAAGGTTGGTGCTGAAACGGTAAATGGTACCGTGTTTCATACAAGTGGGCTCAAGGCTGGTGAGGTGTATCATGTAGAGGAAAAAGGCCTTGTCCTTGTTGATCCCCAAAAGAATGAATCCAAAAAGATTGGAATGGTCTATAGGCTTTATGTTAATACGGCTGCCGGAGTTAAGATTAGAATTGAGAATTTTAAAATGGCTGTTTATTATATGGGTAAAATGCAGTCTGAACTGATTAATGTTATTAAGCCTGCTATTCTTCTCAATCGTCTATTGAAGAGTATAAACGAAGAGAAAGAGGGCTATATAGGCGAAATTGATTATACCGGAGATACTCGGCTATCTTCTACCATGATAATGGCGGCAGAAAGTGCCAGAGGCTTGGAAAAAGCTAAGATATACACATCATTCAAGAAGTTCTCAGATTGGATGGAATCTGTGTATGGTTACGTTCCCGATATCACTGAAAACAAAGTCGTTTTCAAGAAACGTACCTCCCTTTTTCATACTGAGGTTCAAAAAAGGATCGGTTATACCGGGGACGAATTCAAGGTGAAAGTAAATTCATCGCTTATTTATGCTTTGTTGAGGGTTGGCTATGATAAGCAGGACTATGATAGCATCAACGGTCGTGATGAATTCCACTTTACTAATGAGTATGATACCGGGATAACCATTACGGATAAAGCTCTTGAACTTATAAGTCCGTTACGTGCCGATCCATATGGTATTGAGTTCCTGGTCAGCAAGCGGGGAAAAGATACGACCGACAATGAAAGTGATAATGATACATTCTTTGTGGGCGCTTCCTTGAATGAGGGTTCCGGATATTATGAGTTGGTCAGGGAGGGTTATAGTATTACTGGTATAATTTCTTCATCTTCCATGTTCAACGTTATGTTTTCGCCCCGTTCGATTATCGAGGCAAACAAAGAGTACATTGCTTCATTTATGCAGTCTCTGAGGTTCGCCTCTTCATCCGGTAATAGTGATGTTGTGATAAACGATATCTCCGAGAATTCTGACATAGAACTTGCTGAACCTTTATTTACCGTAGACACATTAACCATTAGTACAGCCGATGGTGGAATACCGTCAGATGTAAATGCTCTTGTTGAGGTTGAAAGGAACAACCTGCTATATACTTGCTTCATAAACGAGCTGAAATATAAGATTGGGCATTATGAAGGTGTTGATTATAATCTGCAAATTAAAAGTATTGGTTAGTTATGATAAAGATATCACCATTTACTCCACTTTTCTTTAGTCCATCCTCTGATAAATTCGGGGCTGAGAGTAGATACATACAGTTGTTTGCACCTACCGATAACATATTCATAGAAGTTATTACCACTACTGAGTATAAGATGAATGGTTTACTGAAGAATCATGTTGATTGTACCAGCAGGGAAATCGAGTTTCAATCCTTTTCTTTGAAAGATGGTTCTACAGTCTTTCATTCAACGATCACCGGGCTTGCATCTGGTTATTATTCAATTTCTGTAGGCGATCAAGAATGCAATGTCTTCAAAGTGACGGATGATGAGCACGAGTTGGATAAGACTACTCTCATTCGCTACTCTATGCGTAGTAATAAGCAGAGGAATGATTGCATATTTTGGAACGGTGAAGAGCAGTTCTATTTTGAATTCCGTGCACCTGGCGGCTTCAAAGATGATGATTGGACATTTGCCGTCAACAATGAGCAGTTTGAAATTTCTAATGGAAATATCGTTGAACTTTTTGCAGTAGAGAGTACGCAGAAGAAGTTTACTCTTGGTAATGCTGAGGGGTGTCCTGTCTGGTTTGCTGAGCACCTGAACCGGATACTGTGTTGTTCGAACGTGTATTTCAATGGTGTGCGATTTGTCCGTAAGGGTAATAGTGTGCCGGAAATGACTCAGGAAATTGTGTCATTGAAGAGCTATATTTTCAAGGTGTCTTTACAGGGTATGGTTGACAATATAGATGTTGATTTCCCTGAAGGTGGTGAAGAAGAAGGTGGTGAAACTGGGGGAGGTGGGGAGGGGTATGTTTATTTGATAAAGCTCAATGACACTGTTGTTCCTACCGATAGGAATACCTTTTCAGCATTGAGAATACTTGCCGAGATTGATAAGGCAATTAAGGCAAACAATGAGGGTTTAGGAGATAAGTTTATCAGCAAAAAGAATGATGATTATGCAGAAGGTATAATCACTTTCTTGAAAGACATCATAGTAAAAGGGCCTATTAAGGCTTTGAGTAAATTAACGGTAGGCGAAAGCATCATTGATTCATTATTAACGGGCAAGGGCATAATTGCTGAAAATGGACGAATACAGGCTGACCGCATGGAGTTGCGGTCATCGCTGACCGTTTTGCGCCTTATCATCAACGAAATTCAGGCTATGGCCGGAGACTTCTCTTTCTCTGACTGCGGTGCCATTGAAAAGGTTGAGTTGTTGGACGATGGTACCTACAGGCTTACTATGGAGAAGCGAACAGATACGGACTGGACTACATTAGAGGAAGACGACGTATTATATTCTATCGTTAACTCGCTGTTGGTCGGAGGTACTGACTATTATACTTCCTGGTTTAGACCGGTATCGAAAAACCGCAATGATAATACTTTGACTGTAGTTCTTTACCCCGACAGCGAAGTGCCCGGAGGTAAGAACTACCCGCCGGTTGCAGGGTATAATGTTACCCGCCGAGGTAATGCAATGGTACCGGATACTGGTGAAGCTCCGAACGAACGCGCCCAAAGTTGGTTGCTTTCATCCCGTGAAGGTAGGATCATGTTCTTGCAGAATGTTTTCAAGCCCATTCTCGAAGACTACAACTATGCGTTGACTCTCGGCCGCTTCCCCAACGTGAAGATGATAGAGAAGCTTCCTATCGGTCCTACAGATGTCGGAGTCATGTCGAAGATTGGTGTCTTTGAAAAGATATATGAAGCTGACTGGAATGGGACAATTATTCCTAAAAAGGTGGATCGCGGTGAGTGGTCTCTGGCTACAGCACAAGGAGATGAACCTTACCGATTTGTAGACTATGAAACCTTTTTGGAGAATCAGAAGGTGATAACCACGCTGGAACAGCATACAGTCTATCATTATGGCTGTAAATGGGGTTGTATAGTAGACAAGACTACCGAAGAGCCTCAATGGAACTCTGCCGGATGGGTATTGCTCGAAGGTGACAAGAACTATCATCTTGACTTTACTTCGACTGCCGGTTGGCAGTTCTTTAAGAATGGCGTGAACACCGATATCGCTGCCGTTGTGAGTTATGGCAACCGTGATATTACCAATGTCCTCATGGCTACCACTGGTGTTGAAGTGGAGTGGCTACGGGATACCGGGAATGTGCCAGCGGATAACAGTTGGAGCCCCACCTATGTAGACGGACAGAAACATGTTATCCAGTTGACTTCCGCCGATATGGGGAGCGAATGGGGACTTTCGGTTAGAACAGTAAAATTCATCTGCCGGGTATTCATCCCGGTGGGCGAAGATATGGAGACAGTAGATAATTATGTTGGATTTAGAATTTAAAAGTTATGGATGAAATTAAAACAGATCGTTTTAGTACGTGTACTTTTATAGCATTTCCTACGGTAGTAATATACCGATACAAGTGGCTGGGAATAATTAATCGTATCGGAGTCACGATTCTACATACTCCCCACGAAGGTGTAGAAGATTGGGAGAAAGCTGTCAAAGAGAAGACGGGGATTAAGAAATTAACAATCATAGAACATACATAGAATGGCTATACAGACCCAACCCAAAGACGTACCGGTACACATTGATCCTTATTCTTTCCTGGCAGAGATACAGGTTCTATCCGGTAATCCTGTACAGAACTATAATAAGGACACGAACGATTACGAACCTGACCGTTCGCTCGTTCCTTGTGTACTCATGCCTTACATTTCCGTTCAGGATCCGGAAGGTTTGATGAACGGAAGCCAGACTATCACCGGTGCCGAGTGGTACGAAGGCGCACCGAAGTCAGATGGCAGCAACCGCATCGTTAACAATGATGACTATGCGATATCAGCAACGGGTAAACCTACCTATTCTTTGACCGTAAAAAAGAATGTGGATTACAACAGCCCGATAGAGCTGCATTGTATCTTCTCTATTACGGATAAGAGAAAGAATACCCAGGAGA